CGCCGTTAGTACAGTTGTTGGTACTAGATATACAATGCCAATTTGGTTTACTAAAGATAGAAACTATATAGAAGTATAAGGAGAATAAAATGAGTTTTGAGTTTGAGTTTACTGAAGAAAAGTTACAGCAGTGTTTAACAAGAAACAAAAACATAGATGTTTTGTTTGAGGCACTTGAAAATGTTTTACCTAAATATGAGATAACAACTGTTGAAAGAGTTGCTGCATTTTTAGCACAATGTGGGCATGAGTCTTTAGACTTTACTGTACTACAAGAAAATTTAAATTATGGTGCTAAAGGGTTGTTGGGATTATTTAAAAAGTATTTTCCGACAGAGGCATTGGCAAAAGAATATGAGCGCAAACCTGAAAAGATTGCAAACAGAATTTATGCAAATAGAATGGGTAACGGACCTGAAGCATCGGGAGACGGTTACGCACACAGAGGCCGTGGTGCTATTCAACTTACAGGTAAGTTAAATTACCAAGCATTTGGCAACTCTATTGGATTGACATTAGAAGATGTTGTCCATTATTGCGAAACAATGGACGGCGCTATTGAATCTGCTTGTTGGTTTTGGGCAAAAAACAAATTGAATGCCATTGCAGACAATAAGGATATATTGTTATTGACAAAGCGGATCAATGGTGGTACAATAGGATTAGAAGATCGTAAAAAACATTACGAGCACAATTTAGAAATTTTGGCTGGTTAATAAAGGTAAATTATGTCAATGATACTTGATGTGGCAGTGTTTTTGAATGCGTGCGAACAAAAACCTTGTGAAGAAAATGCTCAGTTATATCGCGGGTTGATTGCTGAAGAATATGATGAATTTTGTCAAGCATTAGTTATGCGTGACGACGTAGAACAATTAGATGCTTGTATGGATATGATCTGGGTTATTTTAGGTTATTGTTACATGAAAGATTTTGATGTTAGAGGCGCTTGGACAGAAGTTGCTGATAGCAATTTACATAAAATTGACAATAAAACTGGTAAAGTAATTCGACGTGAAGATGGTAAAATATTGAAACCCGAAGGATGGAAACCTCCAAATCTAAAACCTTATGTTTAATCATGTACAACTTCCGTTTCCCAAACTAAAACGAGTTACTGATGATAACGGTAGCCGTGTTTATGAAACACCATCGGGTAAAGCATACCCATCGGTAACTACTGTCACCGGATTGCTTAAAAAACAAGCAATTATAGAATGGCGTAAAAGAGTAGGTGAAGAAGAAGCAAACAAAATATCTAACAAGGCAGCAGGCCGCGGAACACGTATTCATAGCTTATGCGAACAATATCTTTTAAATAAAGAAATCGTTCCAAATATGTTTGATGTTGAAATGTGGCAAAATATGAAACCAGTACTTCATAGCATTGACAACATTCATGCTTTGGAACAACCATTGTATTCAGATCATTTAGAAGTTGCAGGAACTGTAGATTGTATAGGTGAATACAATGGTAAAATGTCAGTAATAGATTTTAAAACATCTAAACGAATAAAACATCATAACGATATTCATGATTATTTTATGCAATGCGCGGCGTACGCTGTTGCGTTCGAAGAGATGACCAAAATACCAGTACCACAATTAGTAGTGCTCATAGCAGTAGATGATGAAAAGCCATTAGTATTCGTAGAAAAACGAAACAAGTGGATTGATGGATTCAAAGAGCTACGAGCAGAATATAAGAAATGGAAGTTGATCTAGTATAATAAAAGATCAACTATATAATAGATTTTCAATTCTAGACAATATATAATATGTTATCACAAAAATTTAAATTTTTAGATAAGGTTTATAGGCCACCTTTCAAACCTTTTTATGACAATTATCGAGGACATGAATTTGTTGTTAAACACTTTCATCCTGACGATGTTGACAAAAGACATGTGTTGTTAGAGTGTGTTAGTGATCCAAATTTAAAAGTTGATGGTTATGTGCATATTGATGATTTAACTAATATATAATGTAAGTTATTGCTGTATGAAGCAAAGAGAAAAGTGTTCTGGACGGGGGTGCGAATCCCCCCAGGTCCACCAAAAACATTCTAAACTGGACGCAGATTCTATGAAGTAAGACCTCAGATTGATCCCTGAGAAGGTATGGAGAATAAGAATGTTTTTGATGGGCCTGCATAGTTTCGACAGGGCAACAAGTAAATGAGTGGACAGCTCGGGAATGTGAAACCCGCAGGGTTGAGGTAACTCGGCCGAAGAAGCAAAAAACGTAAATGCAAACGACGAACAGTTCGCTTTAGCAGCCTAAACACTGCTTAGGGTTTTGGTAGGTTTCCTCGTAACAGAATAACCTACTTTTTTTATTAAGGAATAATATGTCATTTAAAGACAATCTATATGAAGTTGTCAGAGGCGCGATTGAACCTCAATTATTGCAACATCTAGATTTAGAATTTGAGCTACTGAAAAAATTAACTTATATAAAAGGTGGACAAAGTGAAGAAAACAAATTTATGTTCGGGGATCCACAAGTAACAAAAAGTTTTGCTTATTATTCTCCAGCTTGTTTTGAAGCATTGAGTATACAATTATTACCACTAATAGAAAAAGTAGTAGACAAAAAACTTTATAATACTTATACATATGCTAGAATATATTATACTGGTGCAACGATGGCGGTTCATACTGATAGACGAAGTTGCGAATTTTCAACTACTATCAATATATCTGTAGATCCAGAACCTTGGGAAATATGGTTTGATAACTTAAAAGGCGATCGTTTTCCAATCTCATTAAACCCAGGCGATCTTATTGTATATAAGGGAGATATTCTACCTCATTGGCGAGATGAATATAAAGGTGAGAGACAAACACAAGCATTTCTACATTATGTAGATAAGTTTGGCAATTATAGAGATTATAAATTTGATCATAGACCATATATAGGAATGCCACCAGCTGGTGGCGGGAGAGGTGGAGCATGAGTACATTAAAAGAATTAACTTTAGAAAAGCACAAGGAGGCTGAAGAGCAACCTTTTATTAAATCAATTTTTAGAGGTCAAGTTGATAGAAACAAATATATTGACTATTTGTATCAATTGCTAGTACTTTATCAAAATTTAGAGTGGCATGGCACACGTCTAGGTGTGTTTAAAGGTATAGACAATATTAAACGAGCAAAAGCAATTGAATTAGATTATTACGAATTAATAGGTGATGCTGCATCTAGTGGCAAGTTAAATACTTCAACAATCAATTATATTAATTATCTAGAAACAATTAAAGACGATGCAACTAAAATATTGGCTCATGTATATGTTAGACACATGGGAGATATGTTCGGCGGACAAATGCTGGCTAAATTATTGCCAGGTAGTAATAGAATGTATCAGTTTGAAAATTTACCACAATTAATTGCAAACGTAAGACAAAAACTAGATGTATCATTAGCTGAAGAATCAAATGTTGCGTTTACTCACAATATTAATATGTTGAAAGATTACAATGAGTAATGTCTGGGATACGTTGATTAAGATAGAGCAATACCTCGAGTCACAATTTTATGCAACTGGTAGTATTGTTAACGAACCGGCTATGAAACGGTTTAATCAACCAGGATGGGTAAACAAAGTATGGACTAGTAGCCGGTATCGAAGAGCACACATAGATGTTGTAGATGCCCGCGAGACAAAGGGGCTCTGGATGATGCATTGTTGCATTTTTCCACATACACATAATTCTGCGCCTATCTTTGGTTTTGATGTTATAGCAGGTAAAAATAAAATCACAGGTTGCTTTATTGACTATAGCCCAGCAGGCGATATAGAACATCCCATGATTGAATACTTTGGTAATGAAGTTGGTAAGTATGAGTGGAATAAAAAACGCAAACTACCCGAGTGGGCCGAACGTATTTTTAGCGAACACATGGTGGCTGCTGGCAACGTAAGTGATGAAAATGAACTAAAACAACTCACAAGCCTAGCACATATCCTAATAAATCATTACCTAGAAACTGTAGCTGAAACTAATAATACTGCCAACAATAACGATACTACAGAATCACAAAACTATTACTGTGAGAATCAAAAACAAAACCCACATACTCCCAAAGTTATGGTTAGTTTGGGACTTAGTGAAGAAGATGTTAAAGTGTTTATTCAAGATTGTCTGTTTCCAGAACTTTGAACAACTAACATCTACAGCTATTGACAATACAAACTATTACCTTTATAATATAGATGTAGATTCAAAGACAATTATAAAGAAACACAATGAACGAAGAAGTACAATATATTTTAACTGATAGTTTAATTATTACTAAAAAATTTAGATCACCTAATGAGTTTTCACTACACATAGAAGAACGAGTGTTTCGAGAAAAGATAGGTTATATGGATGCTGTTATACAGTATTGTAATGAAGTAGACATTGACATTGAGTCTGTGTCTAAATTGATTAATCAGTCTCTAAAAGATAAGATTCAATCAGAAGCTGAAGATCAGAACTATTTTAAAAAGCGGGGAAAATTACCATTGTGATTATGGACGAATATTCAGTGTATAAAATGTACTTGGCATTAAAGTTACATTTCACTACAGAAAATTATGATGCGATTCAACAGCGCGGAAGAGTAAGAGCAAGTCGTCAGGCTTTTGCGAAAAGAAAAGATTTGTTCTCTATTAAAAAGGTTTCCAAAACCTACTCTGACGAAGAAGTAGCGAACTTCTTAATAGCAAACTTTGTGTCTGGCGATCGCTGGGGAGGGATGTTTGACTCAGAAGCAAACCAAAGATATACAGATTGGAAAAAACGAGTAGAGAGTTTAACATACATCTTTACTAACGATATTGACAGATTGATTGAAGAATTAGACACAGAAGGGCTAACTTTCGAAGATTCCTTCAAAATCACAAAAGCATATCATCCATATATAATAAAAGCATTTCTTAGAAAAACTATCAGTTTAGAGACTCTAGTTATTCTCGAAAAAATACGCCCGTATCTAGACACATTTGACTCTGAAATACAAGACAAAATTATGTGGCCAGATATCTCAAGGCTAATTAGAAAATACAAACCGTTTTTAAAGTTTGATAGGGAAAAATTCGATGCAATATTTAGACGAAGAGTTGGACATAACAACACAGAAGATTCAAACTCTTGAAAAAGAATTATTGGTTACTCGAGAATTATTAGGCAATTCAATTGAGTCTATAAAAGAGACACAGAGATATTTAATGAAGTTAGCGTACAACCAAGCGGAGATTACAAAGAAAATCTCTCAATGGCCGTACATTGTAGTTCATTCAAATAAGAATGAAGAACCATAAAGGTAAAAGGACCTCAATTTTTAAAATGAATAGTAAAAAAAGAAACTCGTCTTCGGATTATGACTATCGAGAAGACAAAATAAAGAATATATCTAAGAAAAGTGCTATTGACAAGCATAAGAAACTTATATATAATATAGCATCATCTAAAAAAACAGATGATGCCGAAGATGACTTTTATTATGAATATGCGAATTATATTAAAATCAAACGACGTTAATACAAACATACTTTTATACACCGTAAATACAAGAAGGAAATATTATGGCAATCAACTCACTATCAGATCTTAGAAAATCCCGCGGCGGATTTGACAGCCTCATGAAAGAGGTAGAAAAGATCGCAAACCCCCAATCGGAATCTCGAGGCGCGGATGATCGTTACTGGTCTCCGGAAGTAGACAAGGCAGGTAACGGTTATGCTGTTATTCGATTCTTGCCAACACCTCAAGGCGAAGATCTACCTTGGGTCCGCGTTTGGAATCACGGATTCCAAGGCCCAGGAGGTAAATGGTACATCGAGAATTCTTTGACCACACTAGGCAAAGCAGATCCTGTTTCTGAGTTCAACACAGAACTCTGGAATTCAGGTTCAGAAGCAAATAAAGAAATTGCTCGTAAACAAAAGCGCAAGCTAAGTTATATTACTAACATCTTGGTAATTAAAGACCCAGCACATCCCGAAAATGAAGGTAAAGTATTCCTTTATAAATTCGGTAAGAAAATCTTTGATAAAATTAAAGATATGGCTGAGCCTCAGTTTCAAGACGAAAAGCCAGTCAATGTATTTGACTTTGATACAGGCGCAAACTTCAAGTTGAAGATTCGCAATGTTGAAGGCTATCGTAATTATGATAAGTCTGAGTTCGAAGCTGCAAGCGCTATCTCTGAAGATGATTCTATCATCGAGAGCATTTGGGGCAAGCAACATTCGTTGACACAGTTCTTAGATGAGAAGCACTTTAAATCTTATGACGAATTGAAAAAGAAATTTGTTATGGTCATGGGACTAGCAGGTGGTACTGCACCAGGCAAGCGCGCTGACGAAACTGACTTAAACGAACAGATTGAATCAGCACCGAAAGCAACTCGACCAGTCGTAGAAAAGGCGCCAGTTAAAGCGCCTCCTAAAGATATCGACTTTGATAATGACGATGAGTCTTTATCCTACTTCTCTAAATTAGCTGAAGACTAATTAGTTAATACTAGTTACCAATAGGGCCTTCGTGGCCCTATTCCTATCTCAATCTGCGCCCGTTGCGATAGCGATGTATAGCTGATAAACCTGCACCGGCAGCAACGGCAGTCGCTGCAACCATTGGTATTGAGACTGGACTGGTTGGCGTCATTTGATTTACTATATTATTGATAATAGGGCTTGTCGCCGCCATTCCTGCTTT